AATGTACCTTCAGTGGTACGAGCAAACGCACTGGTTGTAGCACTTTGTAGAACAGTTAGGATTGCTGGTGAAACAACAGCCCAGTTACCTGCGCCACGACGTGTACGCTGTGCGATTCTGTTTGCTGCACGGTTGATTAGAACTGCTAGAGCAGCATGTTCGTCACCAACGAATGTTGCAGTACCACTTACAGCCGCTTGGTTGTAAGTATCTGAACCGGTTCCTGCTAATGAAGCTAGCGAATTAAGAACTTCTTGGTCGATTTCAGCAGTGATTTCCTGAGCAAGTGCTGCCATGATTTCTGCTTCTACGTCGATGCCATGCTGTGACTGTGCGTCTTGAGCAGCTTCGAAAGTCCAACGTGCGCTGAGCTTACGAGTTTTAGCTTCAACAGTTTGCTTCAAGATTTGGATGCTTAGTCTGTTACCAGCTGCACCTTCTAGTGAAGCAGTTGCGGCTGCTTTACCAGTTGTAGCACCTGAATATGCTTCAGCAATCTTGAATGGGCTTAGTGCTTCTTCACCTGCTACTGCGCCGCTTGCACCTGATCCGAATGTATCAGTGTAGCGTACACGTAGAGTGTGAATTTGACCGACAGGGCCAGTCATTGGTTGTACACCAACTAGTTCATTTGCAATAACTGTTGGCATTACACGTCTGATCACTGGAAGGATCACACGGTTTAGTGTTGAGATGTTACCGGCTGAAGTAGCGCCTGCTGTAGCAGTCTCTGCGAGATACTTACGAGTATTCTCAAGAGTTGTTGCCATAACAGCTTTTTTATTGCCTCCTAGGCCTTCAAGAAGTGCTGCTTTGGTATCATTCCAACGGCTTTCTAGTAATTCTGACATTGGTTTCTCCTTAACTCAATCCAGCAAGGCGCTTTAGATCTACGACATTACTGTCATCGCCTGCTTGTCTAACGTCATTTTGTGTTCTGTTGCCTGTAATTTCTTTTGCCTCTGATAAAACAGCCTTCTGCTTCGCTGGACCTTTACCGTCGATAACCGCAGGTAGATACTTGTCAAACGCAGCTTGAAGCTTGTGCGTTTGAACACTTTCCAGTAAGTCTGTCATAATGTTTTGTTGTTCTTTGCTCAAAGGAGCAACTAACTTGTTTAAAGTATCTTTGCGAGCTGCGGACTCAGTGATCATTTTGACCTCTTTTGCCTTTGACTCTGCAAGTTGAATAGCTTTGATAGCGGCTTTCTTTGCTTCTGCAAGTTGACGATCTTTAGCACCGACTACTTTTAGAAGTTTAGCAGTTTCGCTTTTCTCATTGAGATAGCTATGTGTATATTCGTTAGCAAATGCTTCGAATAATTTACGACCAAAGTCGCTTTTACGTGCTGCATCGATATCTTCTTTGAGTGCTGAAATCTCTTTTTTGAGACCTTTTGCAACTGTTTCTGATACAAGTGCTGCGGATTTTGTAATAAAGTCTTTTTTAACTCTATTAATATGTGCTTTGCCTTCACGTACAAGACGTACTTTTGTTTCGGCAAGATCTTTTTTGTCTTCGTAAAACTCTGCAAGTTCTTTAGCAAGTGACTCAACTACAAATTCTTCTAAGGCAACAAACTTATCAGCTGTTGCTCTTTGATCTCTGTGTAGTTCTTTGATTTCTTTGCTTAGTTGTTCAGATACAAATGCTTTTAGAAGGTTAGCATTTTGACGTTGTGCAACTGCAAACTTTGCTTTTGCTTCTGCAAGTTGCTTGCGGTCATCTTGGAACTCTGCGATTTCTGCTGCTAGACGCTCAGTAACAAGACTGTCAATGGCTTCTACCATTGTAGTTTTGTCATGCTCGTATTTTTTAGCAAACTCTTCACGCAGTTCTGCGGTAGCCGCTAGACGGTTTTCTTTTACCTTAGCGTTCCATGCTTCTTCTAGTTCTGAACGAACTTCTTCTGAAAGTACATTGTTTTCGAAGAGTGATTTAAGTGCTTCTAACATATCATTCTCCTCGTTAGCGGAGCCTGCTTATTATATTTAATAAGCTCTCTTTTAAGTATTTCTGTGCCTGTTTATCGCCTTGAAGTTCCCTAGCTGTCTGGAACGCCTTATATCCACCACGTGAATTCATAAGGTGTTCGTAAATTGGTGTAGGATAAGCACCTGGTGCGCTGGGCTGTGCCACAACGTCAACAGTGATTATCTCAAAATCTGATACATGTCCGCTACCATCTTCCATAACGTTGCCGCTACCTCGCGATGAGACACCTAGTTTCACGCCGCTTTCCAGCATTGTTCTAACTAGTTGTCCCATCGGAGTTGGTAGTATTTTTAGCTTTCCATAACCATTAGGTCCATCCATCCACATTTCTGTAATCATATGGCTCACACGGTCAAGGTTTATATTAAGACCTTCTGGATGATCAACTTCACCTAACACTGAGTACCCGCCGGCTATCTGCTCGCTGAGCGTTTTGACAGCCCTGCCAATCTCGTTAACGGGATAAACACGCTGGTTAGCGTTGCGTACACCGCCTTGAATACAAATACCTTTCATAAAAAGATTTTTGCCTTCATCAGCAGACTCAACGACAATTCTAGCCTGGTCGAAACTCAAATGTTCACGTAAGTAGCTCATCAATTAGTCCTTACTTCGCTCTTTTTGGAGCGCCGTTTAACATGCTGCCTTTGCTAGCAGCATTCTCTGGCTTGCCCTTTTTCTCAGCGCCGTGGCCAGGTTGTGCAGTCATTTTAGTGGCTGCTTTTGCACCAGGAACGTTTACGTTCTTGGTATTCATATCTTTTGGAGTTGGTGCAGCTAGTCCGCCTTTTGTACCTTCGCCTTTGCTTTCGCCGCCGCGTAGGTTAGCAGTTGTGCCGCCCATGTTGTTTGGCTTTGCTACGATTGATTTTGCGTTAGCACCGTTGTCGCCCATTTTTGCTGGAGCAACTTTGTCTGCATATTCGCGCATCATTTCTGCACTTGACTTAGATCTTTTTGATTCTGCTTTGAAAGGCATTTCAGCTTCGTCGTCGCCTTCTTCTTCATCGTCTTCTTCGTCGTCGCCTTCGTCGTCCATGTCCATATCCATGTCCATGTCGTCGCCTTCTTCGTCATCACCTTCATCGCCCATTAGAGCTTCAAATTCTGCTTTAAGTGCTTCTAGTTCGTCTTCTAGGTCAGCAATACGGCTTTCAGTGTCACCACCTTCGTCACCCATGCCCATGTCATCCATGCCCATTTCGTCGCCGCCCATGTCCATACCCATGTCCATGCCGCCATCAACATCGCCCATTAGGTCGTCAGTTGGGTCTGCTTCGCCAAAGAAACCTTCTTCAACTTCTTCATCTTCTGATTCTTCTAGATCATCATCTTCTGATTCTTCTAGATCATCATCTTCTGATTCGTCTAAGTCTTCTTCTGACTCATCTACTTCTTCATCAGTGGCTTCTTCGATGTCTTCATCTTCTGCTTCTTCTGCTATTAGGGTTTCATAAATCTCACGTGATCTTTCTACCACGATTTCGTGAAATAGCTCTTCTGCACCGGCACGATCTTCGTTTACTAGGCGCTCAAGCATTTCTTCAAACTTGTTGCGGTTTGCCATTGTTATCTCCTTCAATTGTCAAGGCTGTCAGTTATATTTACACTTTTTGAAAAATATGCGTGTAAAATGGGGTCAAAACTGCATATTTTTTAAATATACAGTATCAGTTGAAATTTTTTTTAAAAATTTCAACAGTTTGGTGTGAAAAATTTTGTAAACCTTTTAAGTAATCAGGTATAAAAAAATCTTCTTTGGGTATTACACGAGTGTATTTAGTGCTAGGGAACATACTTGCACACATCATTGTTTGACGAGTCCAATTACCATAATATGTTGCTCTTGCTTCAACTGCTTTATAATTTTTAGTACCTGCATATAAATTATTAACTCGATCTTGTTGTTCACCTAATCCAACATAATCAAATCCCAGCACATATATTTCTTTATATCCATGCTGACTGGCTAGTAGCATAGCTGTAGGCCCGCTGCTCCAGCCTTTGTTTGGATTCATTATATTGATATTAGGTGTTGCTCTTGTGAGTTTGTTTTCGTTGCTCCAAACACTGTAATGTTTGTTATAACCAGCATCTGCTATTTCAATGATCATTTTTGTATCTACACAAACCAAATGATCAGGAACAAACTCTCGGTACAATGCATTGCATCCATAAACTGTACCGTGCGCTTTTAATTTATTTAAATCTATGTGTTTTCGACTGAGTCCGTTGCCCAGCACAAAAGCTTTTTTAATTGACATTATCCTGCCATTGCTGCCTGTGCTGCTAGTCCGTACATTTGTCTAATATAGTTGAGTTCTTTGGCTGCATCTTCTCTGTGCATGTCGCTGGCTTTTCTTGCTTTGTTGATATCTTTGAGAGTTAATTTACTCTTGCGTTTATCGTCAACTTGTATTATACTTTTATCATCCGCTGGTTCGTAACGGTTGTCTTCAACCGGTTCCATTGTTTTATTATCAAAGTAATATAATTCTCTAAGTATCATAATATTATTTATATAGTTTGTGCCGGATTAGCCGGAGGTGCGCCGCCGATGTCTTGATCAGTATTGGTTGTTGGTTCTTCACCAGTTCCGCCGTCAATTGCAGTACCTGCATCATCAAGTTCAGTTTCAAGTCCGCCAGTGTCACCTGCAAGATCTGCACCACTCAATCCGGCCATTCTCATTTCACCGGAAAGATCATCGCTGACCAATTCTGTAACGTTTTCTTCGTTTTCTTCTCTCCACAAGCGTTCGTTTTCTGCAATCTCTTCTTCTGTGAGACCCAAGAAACGTTTTAGTGCAAAGCGATTTGACATAAAGGGAATCGCTTGTATTTGACCAAATGTGCCAATTCTATTGTTGTCAAGTTCTGCTTGTCTATATGCTGCAAAGTTTTGCGGCGGAGTAAGTTTTAAATTAAACATTGCAAAATCTACATTGGCACCTTTGTTGTGTAGATATAATTTAAATTCTCTGTTGAAAACTTCTTCTACGTTGGCTTGCAAACGTTGGCAATAATTGTTGAAACGTAATTCTTGTATGTAAGCGGTGCCCACACGACCATCATTGTATTGGC